CATCCTTAGACCTTTACCGCAAAAAATTCTTGTTGCTACTTCTGGTGGTATTGATTCATCAGCAGTTGTTCTTTCTGCCTTAGATATAGGAAAAGAGGTCGAAATTATTTCCTTTACTTTTAAAGATTGGTTTTCTCAAGATTTCAAAGCAGCTACAAGACTTGCTGAGAAATTTAACCTTAAATTCATTCCTGTTTATTTACCCATAGAGTCAGATAAAATTGTTAATACAGTTAATTATTTAATAAAAGTAATTGGGTGTAAGAAAAAAACAGCTATTGAATGTTTATTTCCTTTTTATTATTTAATTCAAATAATGACTCGTTATAAATATAAAACACTTGCTACAGGAGTTGCTGCTGATGGTCATTTTGGATTGTCTAAAAAGGCAATGATACACTACTCTAAAGACGATCAAAAGTTTAGAACTTTTAGACAAGATTACTTTTCAAACTTAGAATCTGCTGGAACAAAAAGATTGATAAAACTTTCTGAAATTAATAACATACAACTTTCTAATCCTTATTTTGATCCCTCTGTTTTTTCTTTATGGATAAATAAAAATTGGCAGGAATTAAACAAGCCAAGACAAAAAGAAGTTATTCGTAAATGCTTCCCAGAGCTTGATTGTTTAAAAATTAAACCTCATATAAATTTACAACTTGGTGACAGTAAGATTGCTGAAAGAATAGGTGATGCCGTAATTTCTAAGTACAAACCTAACGCAAAGTCTCCTATTGGTATCTACAACCGAATTGCAAAAGGTGGTTATGTCTAAACCACTATATAAAATTCCTTCGATGGTTGATATTGAAAACCTTCCTTGGAATGGATTTAAAGTTGCTTCTACTTTTTCTGGCTGTGGTGGTTCCTGTCTTGGTTATCGAATGGCTGGTTACAAAGTTGTTTATGCTAATGAATTTATAGAATCTGCTCAACAAACTTATAAAGCTAATCACCCAAATAGTTTCTTAGACACTCGTGATATAAGAAAAGTCACTCCCGAAGATATATTGGAAAAACTTAATTTGAATTGCGGCGATCTTGATTTGTTAGATGGTTCACCTCCTTGTGCTGCTTTCTCAAGAGCAGGAAAAAGAGAAGCAAGTTGGGGACAAGAAAAAAAATATAGTGATACTACTCAAAGAGTTGATGATTTGTTTTTTGAATATGCTCGGCTTTTAAAAGGGCTTCAACCTAAAGTTTTTGTTGCTGAAAATGTTGCTGGTTTAATTCAAGGTACTGCAAAAGGATATTTCAAAAGAATCCTTCAAACTCTTAAAGAATGTGGATATAACGTCAAATGTAAAGTCTTAGATGCTCAGTGGTTAGGCGTTCCACAAATGAGACAAAGAACAATCTTTATTGGTGTTAGAAATGATTTACATCTTAGTCCTTCTTACCCTTTACCTTTGCCATATCAGTACTCAGTTGGTGATGCCTTAGAAAATTTAGATGATTCCTCAGAATCAAAAAAACTTGATCCTGCAACTGAAACTTATTTGCTTTGGAATAATGCAAAACCTGGCGAGTCATTAGCAAAAGCAAGTGAAAGATTAAACAGAGGATATAAATTTTTCACTCATGTAAAACAATCACCTTTTCGTATAGCTAATACGATCTTGCAAGGTGCAAATCAGCTTTATCATTGGTCTGAACCTAGAACATTTTCAATTTCTGAATTAAAAAGGGTTGGTGGCTTTCCTGATGATTTCAAGTTAATTGGTTCCTTCTATGAAAAATGGGAAAGAATAGGACGGGCTGTACCACCAATAATGATGGCCACTATTGCTAAAACTATTCATAAAGACATCCTCACTAAAATATGAAGATTCCTTCAAATTGGACTTTTGAAACATCTTCTGTTGCTAAAGGGTTTGATCAACATGTTCGTGAACAACTTCCTTGGTATGAATTAGCTACCAACGCAATTACTCATGTCGCAAGACATTACATTCCTGAAAATGGACTTGTTTATGATTTTGGTGCTGCGACAGGAAATATTGGTCGAGCTTTAAAACCTGTTCTTGAAAAAAGAAATGCAAAACTAATTGGCATTGAACCTTCTCAGTCAATGATTGATATTTATGATGCCCCTGGAGAAATTATTTGCTCAAAAGCAGAAGAAGTTGAACCAAAAGAATTTGATTTGGCAATCCTCTTTTTAGTTTTAATGTTTGTTGAACCTGCAAAACGAATTTCTTTAATGGATAAACTAAGAAAAAATTGCAAAACAGGAGGTGCCATTATTGTTTTCGATAAATTAGAACCTGTTGGTGGATATGCTTCCACTGTTTTTTATCGTTTAACCCTTGCAGGAAAAAAAGCATCTGGCACTTCTTCTGATGAAATAATCGAAAAGGAATTAAGTTTATCTGGTGTACAACGTCCTATAACAGAAAAACAACTTGCTGGACCTTTTTTACAGTGGTTCAGATTTGGTGATTTTTCTGGCTACCTAATCGAGAAATAAATCTAATGGCAGACACCAAAATAACTTTAGCTGAGAAAGAATTACGAGTTGCTCGGTTTGCTCGAATTATTGCAAATGGTGGAAAACGATCTGACTGTCTGCGATATGCTGCCGAGAACTGGGGGGTGTCTCCAAGAACTGTAGACAGCTACTTAAAGGAAGCTAGGGCGCAAATTAAGAGTGATTGGGATATAGAGCGACCACAGATGATCGCTGATCTTTTGAGCCAATGCAGCACCTTACAGATGGAAGCTAGAAGGGCAGGCCAATATCACATTGCTCTTGGTGCTATTAACACAGCAGCAAAATTAGCTTCCCTTTGCTCTTGACAATTCTTTTAACAGCCAAACAAGGTCATGTTTTATTCGCTGCAGATCGAGCAGATGATTTTAATGTTGAAAAGACTTTAGAGAAAATAAAAACAGATTTACATCCAGGGCAATTAGCTTTTGTAGAAGATGAGTCAACAGAAATAATTGGATTGTCAGCAGGTTATGGAGCAGGAAAAACTAGAGCGTTATGTGCAAAGACAGTACATTTAGCTATGTCAAATCAAGGTTTTATTGGTTGTGTAATGGAACCAACAGGACCATTGATTCGAGATATTTGGATGACTGATTTTGATAATTTTTTAGAAGATTATGAGATCCCTTATACATTTAGATCATCTCCTTTGCCCGAATATATTCTTCATTTACCTGATGGAGACACTAAAATTCTATGCCGATCTTTTGAGAACTGGTCAAGAATTATTGGTTTGAACTTGGCTTTTGTATTAACTGACGAAATTGACACAGTTACACCAACTATTGCTTCAAGAGCTTTTCCAAAAATTCTTGGTCGTTTACGTTCTGGGAATGTTCGGCAATTTGCAGCAGCTTCAACACCTGAAGGATTTCGGTGGATGTGGCAAACATTTGGCTCTGACGAAGCAAAGAAGCGTCAAGATCGTAAGTTAATAAAAATGAAGACAACGGACAACCCACACCTTCCCCCAGATTTCATTAAACGGTTAGAAGCCAACTATGATCCAAACCTTTTACAAGCATATTTAAACGGTGAGTTTTGTAATCTCACTACAGGTCAAGTGTATGACCGATTCAATAGAAAACTACATGTTACTGATAGGAAATTTGATTTTGATGAAGAGCCATTACGCATTGGAATTGACTTTAATATTTCCAACATGTCTGCTGTTATAGGGGTGCGTACTGGTGAAAAGCTAGTCATAATTGATGAAATTACAGGGGCACATGACACTGATGCTCTTGCTAAAGAAATTATTCGTAGATACCCAGATCGACGAATATTTATTTATCCAGATTCTTCAGGGGGGAATCGTTCAACCAATGCAGCACAAACAGATATATCCATACTTGAAGGTTATGGATTCTCAAATCAAAGTCCCAAAGCGAACCCACCAGTCAGAGATCGAGTCTCGGCTGTCCAAGCTCTTTTGGAGAACGGACAAGGACAAATACGATTGGAGATTGCTTCCTGTTGCAGACGCTTAATTGAGTGTATTGAATTACAGAGTTATACAGAAAAAGGAGATCCTGATAAAGAAGCAGGATATGATCACGCTAATGATGCCTTAGGTTATTTGGTTTGGCGTGAATTTAATCCTTTATATGCAAGAGCAGGAAGAGGAACAGGTATTAGGCTGTATTAAGACTAAACTGTTCACATAGCGTTGAGGTTCCATCGTGTATAGCGGGTACAACTACTACAGTCGTGATAAAGCTGGTACAGAAACTTTCGTAAATGATCCTAATGCCGCTTGGCAAATACAAGAACCTCATTGGATTCTTATTGAAGATTTAATGGGTGGATCTTATGAGATGCGTAAAAAACATAGAAGATATTTGCCGCAAGAGCCTAGAGAATTAGATGAAAGCTATGACAACAGATTAGCTCGTTCTGTTTGTCCTCCTTTTTATCAACGTCTTGAAAGAATGTTGGCAGGAATGTTAACAAGAAAGCCTGTTCGTTTAACTGATGTTGCTGATGTAATTAGGGAGCAATTATTTGATGTTGATTTGCAGGGAAATGATCTCAATGTCTGGACTTATGAGACTGCTAGGAAAGTAATTAGATATGGACATTGTGGCGTTTTAGTTGATGCTCCTGCTGCTGGACAAAATGGAAGACCATATTGGGTGACTTATTCGCCAAGAGAAATCTTAGGATGGAGAACAGAGTTAAATGAGGGTCAGCAGAAATTTGTACAACTTAGATTGCTTGAGCATGTCTTTGAGCCTGATGGGTTATACGGTGAAAAAGAAGTAGAGCAAGTTCGTGTTTTAACTCCTGGCAAATTTGAAATCCATAGAAAAGATTCTGAAACTGGTGACTATAAATTATTTGATGAAGGTGTAATGAGTTTGCCTGAGATTCCTTTTTCTGTTGCTTATTCCAATCGAATTAATTTGATGGAGTCACGTCCACCAATGGAGGACATAGCAGAATTAAATTTAAAGGCTTATCAAGTCCAATCTGATTTAGATAACCAGCTTCATATATCAGCCGTTCCCATGTTGGCTTTTTATGGTTTCCCTCAATCAGCAGAAGAAGTTAGTGCTGGACCAGGAGAAGCAATTGCCTTTCCTGCTGAAGGTCGGGCAGAATATATTGAGAGTAAAGGCACAAGTTATAACGCACAATTCCAAAGATTAGAGCAATTGTCTGGTCAAATAAATGAACTCGGATTGGCAGCAGTTCTAGGGCAAAAGCTATCCGCAGAAACAGCAGAAGCAAAAAAGATAGACCGATCACAAGGAGATTCAACAATGAAAGTGGTAGCACAGCAGGTACAAGACATGATTGATAACTCACTTGCTTATCATGCTCAATATTTAGGAAGTAATGAAGCTGGTAGTAGTTTTGTTAATAGAGATTTCTTAGCATCAAGACTTGAGCCTCAAGAGATTCAAAGTTTGCTTTCTCTTTATACTGCTGGAACTATTACGCAAAAAACCTTATTAGATCAATTAACTGAGGGTGAAGTATTGGGAGATGAGTTTGACGTTGAAGAAGAATTAGAAGCTACTGAAATGGGTGGTTTAATTGATATGCAGCAATCACAGCAGGAAGTACAAGAAGAGATTCCTACAGAATCAGCAGAGCCAGAAGATGAAGCTGCTTAATAAATGCCAACACTTTCTGTTCCACAAATAACGGATGAAGGCACTCCAGCCGTTCTGTTTAGAAATGCTATTGACCTGAACAGGTATAGCAATAGTGTTTCTAGACGGATAATTAATGAATACAACAACATTATTGTTGAGGCTGCTAATCAATTAAAAATATTAGAAGGATCTGATAGTTATAAGGCTCAGAGACTTAGAACAATTATTGCTCAGGTAAAAGAAAGCTTGGCAACATGGGCTGGAGATGCAACAGAAATAACTGCAAGTAATTTACAAGGTTTAGCAATATTACAAACAGAATTTATAGAAGAACAATTAAAAAAAGCTTTACCAAAGGGAGCTAGAAATATTGTCAGAACAGTTGAAGTAAGTCCACAGTTTGCACAGTCAGTTGTAACAAC